GTCCCGACATCACTGGACATCCATTGGATGGACAGAACGTCAAGGTCCACTGTAGCCTTATTCTGTTTAACCTTATGACTCGCGAGGGCCATAAGATAACCAGAACTGATCTCCGTAGTTACTGGAGATCTGAGTGTGAGGACGTAAGCGCCAATCCCAAGCCGACGTCGGAGGGTAATTCCTTGAAGTAAACTTCGAGGAAGATCCCCCGTCACGAGCGAGTGATTGGCATTAACATCAACACCACCCCATAACCTTCGAGGTATAAAATCTCTGGCCCAATGATAGAAATCATGGAATTCAGAGACGATAACACCTCTATGTGAATGAACGAGCTCCCACTTAGTGATCTTATTCAATAAAAGAATGAGATCAGTTAAACGAGAGATATCGCCTTTCACATAAAATGGGGTAACATCACAACCACCATCATAGTGGCCGCCACAGGATTCACGGAATGTGCCAGAAATGTGAGACTTATCGGGATTAACCGAAAAGCCAAGCACTTCTAGGACAAAAACGAGATCCTGAGCAATATCCGTGGGGACAATTATGTCGTCTCCATAGACACTTATGATGCCGGATGTTCCAGAGAAATAGGCTACGGCTCTACTAATAACGAAAAAGAGTAAGGACTCTAATTCGAAAGTAAAACCGTTACCCATACTCGAGAACATCTCATTAACATGCCATTCACCATCAATGAGAGTCATTGGGCTCCGAAGATCGGAGAGCAATGAATACCAAGTGATGGGCAGTAGTTCGAATACCAACATAGTTGATATCGAATCACTGGCAGAAGACAGATCAAGCGTAGCTAAGGATCCATCTCTGGACCCAAAGCGAGCTAAAGATCTGTTCACAGATTGATCATTAAGATCAATACCGTGACGAAGAAGGCGTTTGCGAATAAAATCGCCAACGCCCTTCTGCATGAACATGTTAAGATCGGGCTCCTTCGCGGCGCACCGATCTATAGAGGTTGACTTCGGTACAGTGAACAACTCGTTACCGGGAACTACTTCTATAGTGATGTCACCATAGTGAGACCATGCCCTGCACTCCACAAGGAGTCCAATGGCATGACTCAAAGCAGCCTCAGTAACGTGTGCTTTGCCCTCGAACTTAAGCGCAGGATGCGCTTGCGTTCTCATCCGACTCGTTGTCGCACCTCCCCCATGATTTCCGAAAAGGATCTCATCGGGCGGTACGTCACCGAGTAAACGGACGACGAGTTGTTGACAGAAATCTCTGAATGACGACCAATCGACGCCTGACATGATATTGAAGTCAGGATCGATAGTTAAAAGTCGTTCATTCGTGGACTGATTATTTGATTCAGTGAGCATCCATTTAAAGATAGCTCGCTGCCTTCTGACTTCAGAAGGATCAGTATCACTAGAGACGAACTTACTCAAGCACTCCTGCTTGAGATAGTTATTCCGAAACGTTGGGGTCAGAGACGCCAGCGTTTGACGGAACCTTGTCAACACGGAGGGGTCTACTCGGCAGTTCGCGCTGTTGCGTCGACTCTTTATAGGCTTCATAGGATTTATCCTCATGAAATGAAACGGGATTCACTGATTTTTGAATCAGAAGGAACCCGAGTACCAGAATCACACTGAGTATACACATGTAAACAACCGGTATGATTAACCAGGTTGCGAACACAAGATGCTCAGGATGAGAGGGCTTATCGGACATAACAAATCTCCGAGAAGACCAACTGGTTAATAGACGCCCTCGAGGTTAACCACCGACCCGAAAACGAGAGCCTTATCGGCCTCGAGCGAGTCGGAAAGCATACCTTCGAGATCGGTACGTTCCTGTGTCGAAGACGCAGGATCCATATCGAACTCAACCGAAACGCGGTTCGTTCGGACGACCACTGGCGTAGAAACGCCATTGATAGTCTGAGTTTGAACCACGGGACGACTGAGCTTAAGAGTCGTTTTGTAACGACCCTGAGGCGTCTGCCTAACAGAGACCGAGTAGGTAGAGTTACCGATCGGCGTTCCGTTTGACTCAATGACCGTACCCACGCCATCCTTCGAGATATCTCGAGGGACGAAAGTGTGTGCGACCGGAGTCGAGGCTCGGTCCGTGAGGACCAAGTTCTGAAGTTGAGCCAAGTGGCTCTCCTTTGGTATGTGAGTCTCGGTTATTCCGAGTCACGGAAAGGCTCCCACAAAATTACCGTTTTGCAGAAGCAATAAGCGCAAGAGCGTTAGCTACATGCGGAGTGGAGAAGGGAGACTTAACAAACAATCCTGGTAAGGGAAAGCTTGTAACCAATAACCGGTTATAGACATTGTTATCAATGTCACAACCGAAAGGCGTCCCGCTGTGAAGAACAACATAAGAAGTTCCCACATCGCGAAACCAGGTAATATTGGTCGTTGAGTGACTTCGTGTCACTTCGCTCCCAGTAGCAAGCTCATAACCCAAGGGCGCAGAAAGCGCACTCAGGAATGAACCGATTGGCACCGTCCAATCTATGAGAAAAGAGAAGGGAACGGTTTCCCAAGCAACTGATAAGGGATTTAATAACCCAAATTGGGAAGCTCGGATAACCTCGGGTGACGTAATATTTACGTACACCTTAAACCAACTCTGCTGAGAGGTCGTCTGCTTGTACAAATAGTCAGAAAAGACTAAAGGACGAGTAAACGACACAGTCGACGAACCCTTAAAGCTCATTAACATATCCTTTTGAATACGTTTCTGAGATTCAGTGTAAGTCGAGTGGATATCCTGCATTAATGGCTGAACGCCATAAATGTATTGTAACCACCTATCAGCGACTTTCCGACTTACGTCGGATACGGTCTTTGGAGTCCCATGGCCCAAAGCATCCGCTAACATTGATGGGTTCCGAGCTCTAAGAGCACGGAATGACTTCAGAAGTGTCGAAGTTAAATTCCCTAAATCGGAAACAGACTTCTCAGCTTCTACAATGTTAGTTCCCCAATCGGCCCGATCGTTGTTAAAATTATTATACAACGCATTAATCGCTTTGTTGCGATTATTCGGAAAATCGATTAGGGAGAAGTCACCGAACAACTGGGCATCAGTAAAACCTAAAGAGGTAATACTGCCGGGCCAGGCACCATACTGGTGCTCATAGTCCTGAGGATAATCCCAAGCCGGATCAGCATGCAGGTTAGAAACCCAAATGCAATCACACGGTTTGTAAACTATCGACCTAGTTGTACGGCCATAGAGTGATGGAGCTCTCCAACCGTTAAATATCGGGTTACTCGTATGAGGACCCCGATTACTACCGTATACAAATACAGTAGAATTAACGTTTGTTAAGAATTCACCACTCCAACCATGGCCATACTTAGCTACAATCAGGTTATTGACCTGAGAAGTAGACCCAGAAGATGCCGGAAAGGCACCAATGTTACCAGGAATATCCTGGAACAAAGGGTTACTGCCACGGTATTTTCTCATACGTCTTCCTTTGGACAGAAGACGCATGCCTATTAGAGAAATGGTTACCCATTAAACTTATCCCGTAAAACAGGTTAAGTGATTGAGGAATTTAACCTCAATAACCTAATAGGAGCACCTTCGTAAGATGGTGTACGTAAGAATGAACTTACGTTCTCACGGAAGTGAGACGGAC